TAATCTTTTTTAAATATTCCTCAAAATCGTTTTGTCCTATCACTCTTTTTCTCCATTTAGAACGAGAGAAATAGCTCTCGCTTGATTTCTTATTTCTCTCTCTTCTAAATATTCCATTTCTGCAATTTTTTTTGCAAACTCATTTAAATCATCTGGCACATACCCAAAAACCTTTTGAACTAATATTATGTTTTGTCGGAAGCTGTCATTTTCAATTAGCTCTTTGTATTTCGCAACTTCCCGCGTGTAAAAGTTACAAGCCCCACATCATCTAATATTGTATTCGATAAAGAAACATAGATAGCTGGATATTCTTTTTCGATTTTATCTAGCTCATCCTCATTAGGATAAATAATTAATGATTTAACAAACTTTTTTTGTGTATCTAAAAAACTAGTAGCCCGATCTTGCATTTTATCAATAAAATATTGAATATGCGTTCTCTTTGGTCTCTTTACATAAAAGGTAAGATTATATTCGTCATAAGAATAGACATCAATATCTTCACCTTTTTTTTGTTCTTCTTTGACTTCATCAGGTATATCACCCTCATAAAGATCTTCTTCAATCCCAATTTCTAACAATTCTTCTTTTGTTAATTTTCCCATTTTTTTTACTCCTTTATTTTTTTATTAAATAGACTCTTCTCTTAAATAGATAAAAGGTAATGATACTTCAAATTCCTTATCACCTTTTTTTGATGCTCTTGGGACTTCGGTAAAGCATACACCTATAAGTGTATCCACTTTTAAAATATAGCCATTCATATAACTTACGATAATATTCATAGCCGCCCCAGGAATACCAAGAATGTCTTTTGCACCAAATGCCTTTGCTAATGTATTTAACATATCAAGCCCCGATTTATTCATACTGATAGACCCCTCATATTTTACGAGTCCGTTTCCAGTCCCTATAGGCTCATTACCAAGACCATAAATAAGCTCTTTCTCTTGACTCTTTTTATATTCTACCCCTGTGCATGTTATATCAAGCCCAGACATTGTATTTGTAATAATAACATCACCCCAGTCATAATTCACACCATTAATTTTTATTCCGTTCATAATCTTCACATTTCTCCTTTTATTAGATTTTATTGATCAACTTTATTTTTACGTCGCTGCGAGCCGATTTTACAAATCGGCGTGGCAGTCCACTTGTTGCCTTTTATTGCCACGAGCGTCAAACAACTCCTCGTGTGGATTGCTTCGGGTTTTTGTAAAAAACCCTCGCAAAGACGGTTAACTTTTTGGATAAGTAATATCCATAAATATTTTAATTTTTCTAATAATAGGGACACCCTCAAGGTGCATATCAAAAACTAAACCTTGATTATTAATGTCTTGTCCCTCTGGTAAATCAAGCACTACATTTGTTAAAAGAGCTGGAATTACATAAACCATATTATTTTTTATATATTGTGTAATTTCTGCTTTTATTGTCTCAAGCGATGGTCTTATATCTCCATTTACTGGGAATACTCTTGATTTTATATAATTTAATGCTTTTGCACGGGCAAGCCTTATTGCTTGATAGACGGTTCTTAATGTTTCCAAAACTTTATAGTCACTTGTAGGCTCTGCCATCGTTCTACCTTCTACAACATATCTACTATTAAGACCCGCATAAGTTTTGACCGTAATATATCTAGCATCTTCAAGAACCGTAGAATAAGCAGAATTAAATCCGTCTGGTAAAAATAGTGCAGAAATAGGAAACTTTGCAACTTCAGCGATAGATTGATTTACATCGGAATTTGTAATAAGACCTGCAACAATCCCCGATATATCTCTCTCCTTTTTGTTACCTTTTTTATCCATTACACCACCATAACCACAGCATACCGAAACATTATCACTGGCGAAACCTTGCTGATCGGATACCATTGCATTTATCCAGTCATCAAGCGACTCATTTTTATTTGGTATTCTGGTAGAACATAAAAAGAAAGATGGTCTGTGTTTCTTAAATAGCTCGTCTGCTTTTAAATTCATAACCACCCAGTCAACCGAATCTGTCGGCTCTGTAATGAAAATAAAAGGAACATCATAAACCTCTAACGGCTCATTTATTGCCTCTATAATAGATAATATTGTTGCACTTCTACCCTTTACACTTAACCTAAAAGTATCATCTTTATTGAAAATACCTAAAAAATTAAGGGTTATACCAGTGTTTTCAATTATTACTTCTCCATCTACATTTATTAAAAATTCAGTAGAAAAACTTAGCCCCCCATTAATTGAATATTTGTATTGGGCATCATTAAGCCCCCCTGCTTTTGTTATTTTTACAACTATATCTGCATTTATGAGAGGATCGCCCACTGCGGTTACAATCCCAGTCCCCGTTTTTGTTTCTTGTATAGTTCCTATAACGCCCTCAACATCAGCGAGAGCACGAACAACAAAAGCCCCTGCATTACTTCCCGCGTGGTTAAATAGGTCTCCTAGTTTATCGACAAGATTTCCAAAACCAAACTTCTCTTCAAGGTTGGTTTCAAGTCCAACAATTACAACTTTTCCGATCTCTCCAGCTGTAGATGTCCCAACAACTAATGGGAAATTACTCCCCGATGGACTACCGCTCATGTTATCATTTTTTATTATTGTTACATCACCGTTCATTTATTTTTTACCCCCTGTGCTTCTATTTTTTAGTTCGCAGGCAACTTTATTAAACTCTTCTCTTGTCACCTTTTTTCCAGGTAGCCAACCAGAAAATCTTTTTATCATTGCAACTTGATAAATAGACAAGTTAGCCTCTTTTGCTAATTCATCTACATCAAACAACTCTTCATTTTTTAAATCATCAACCATGTGTTTCTCCTTTATTTTTTTAGACATTTATATGCTCCTTTTTTTAACTTACGTCTCTGCGAGAGGGTCGTACCGACCCTCGTGGCAGTCCATTTGTTGCCTTTTATTGCCACGTTTGGATTGCGTCACGCTTTCAGCCTCGCAAAGACGTAGTTATTTCAATTATCTCAATATGTTCATCTGTAGCAACCCCGACTGCCTCAATCGGAACTATAACTTGAACATCCCAAATTTCGCTGTATTCAACACCCGTCTCACCATCTGGTAAAGATTTAAATTGTCCCGCTTGGGCTTTTTCATAAGTATATACAAAGTAATACTCTTTTTGTGGATTGCCACGAGCGACTGGTGGGCAATAAGGAAACTTTTTTGATGTTTTATAATTTGTATTAAAAAGTTTATTAACCATTAAAGAGCTATTTAATACGAATTTAAGAAAGACTAATTCGTTTCCAGTTGCAATTAATCCCACCCTTAAATCGATACCGATAAGCTCGTTTGTCCCGTAGAACTCTTTATCATAGACACGCCCATAATTAAGCCCTGTAGGAACAATCTCTAAATATGGCTCATTATACGATGCTGTCGAGGGATGTAAGACAACAGGTAATCCCGTTTTCTCTTTTAAATATTTTCCGAAAGTTTGCAATAAATCAATCATTTAAAAAATCCTTGTAAAAATTGGGTAGTCAAATCACTAATAACTTTTTCATCATTATTATCTATATAAAAAGGGTTTCGTTTTGGTATTTTTACACTTTTTAATAAAATAAAAAGTGTTTTAGTATCATCTTTACCTTTCTTCCCTTTTCTACTTGCCATTATTACATTTTTACCTTTTGGTTGAAAAACACTCCAACCATTACTTTTATACTCACTTATTACTTGCCCGATTTTCATCCCCTGTTTAATTTTTGTTGCAACATCTTTATCAGCAGGAACACAAAGAGCCTTTGCTTTTTTAGGTTTTATCGTCCCACCTTTTGTAATCAATCTCGAATAATTTAGATTGCTACCAACCTCAACATTAGACGGGGTTGATACATCTTCAATCGATTTCAAGAACTTTCCAGTATCCTGTAAAGGCTTTCCATTCCCACCCCTTCGAGTAGATGCAGTCAAGTTACTTAATGGGACTTCTCCTTTTTCAAAATTGCCATCTCTAACTTTTTTCATTACCGATGATTTTAAATATTTTGATACTTTTCCAGTTAAAATAGATGTATCCATTTTTTTAGACATCTCTTCAATTTTTTTAATAAAAGTATCAAGCCCGATAAAATCATTTTTTTGACTCACTGACCCCTCTTTATTATTATTCATATTTGCATACGAGACTAATATTTCATTATTAGTCGTGTTTGCAATATTATTAAACATTGTCCTAAAGTCCGCACTTAATCACAGCAACGGGGTGCGTCTCTTCATTATTAGATGACGCATCAATTCCTTTATATACACACGTTCCCAAAAGCCCAGCTAAAAGCTCAATAGCATCCTCTTTTTTATCTTTTGCAATGCTCTCCTGCTCTCTCATAGAGTAGAGTTCGTAAGAGGCTCGTTTTAAAAGAGCCTCTTTCACAAGCTCATTATTCCATTCAATTTTAGATATATCTTTTCCACAAGCAAGAAACCGAGATTGCACCCAAATCCTCGCTTTTGACAATGCCCGTTTCCCGTTTTTGTCATCATCTCCAGTCAAGATTGCGTATTGATATGTCCCGATCTCTTCTTTTAATTCTTTTGTTGTTATCAACTGGTCACCTCTGCCCAACAGATAGCATTTACTACTGGAGCTGGTATTGGTTTTGATTTTCCGTATATTTTTAAACCACTAGGTGATTTTGTATATTCTGTAGTTACCCAAAGTGGCAATGGTTGAAGTCCAGCCTCAAGATCATCTATAGCCAGATAATAAAGTGTAAAAGGTGCGTCAAGAGCCACCATTACAATTTTTTTCTCGTCAATTTCCGAGACTTGTTTTTCATCCTCAAAATCGTAATATGTATGAGAATGTAACTCTATGTCAAAACCTGCAAAACCTATTTTGTGATCTGTAAGTGTTGGTTGAATAACGCTGTCTTTTGTCTTTTCAATTACATATTTTACCAACGATGTAAATGCTTTTGACCCAGCCTTAACGATTACTTGCCCACCAAAGATCGATTTTTTTTGTATGGTATCTTTCATTTTAACTAATAAATCATAAACATCTTCTATTTTAGTGGTTGTTGCATCCCATTTTTTAGTTGTAGTTTCAGTTAAAACGTTTCCAAAATCAACCTCATAACTTGCATAACCACCACCGTCTAATTTCATAGGATAGCCTATTTTACCAGTTAAAGATTGTGCGGCCAGTGCCTCAATAGTAGGTTTTATTACGTTTCTAAGTGAGTTAATGGCACAATCTGCCCAATTCTTTATGCTGTCTACTTTAAATAACTTAATATCATTTAAATCCTTTGCAGAAACAAACCTCTCAACCTCTATTGGTTGTGGCTCAATAAATGATATAGAAGTTCCGTCTCCATCTAATTTAAAAGCAGATGAACCGCGTCTAACTACTGGCACGTTTTTTATCGTCTTTTTTAAATCCTCAAGCCCGATAATTGTCCAAGGGTGTTGAACTCTTTTCTTATAAATAGTATCTACTATCGGAGTTTTAAACTCTGGTAATGTCTCTATTGCACGAGCAATCGTTTCCCTATTAAAAATTTTTTGTAAATCTACTGACATATTTGCTTACCTCTCTTTATTTTTATTTATCTTTGCATACGCGACAAACATTTAAATATTAGTCGTGTGTGTAATGTTATTAAACATTGACTTAAAGTCTGCACACAAAAAAATTAACTTATATAAATGTTGTTTTTGATCAACTGTCTTTTAATCTCTTCAGAATAACCTAATTTTATCCCTGCAAACGAAACATAATAGAGCTTACTACCTTTTACTATGCCGTGATAAATGATATTAGCAACACTATCCTTTTTCGTATCAACATCATTGACTAGGACAGAGAGCCTATACTCTTCATCCACAACAAAATCCTTATAATGTTTTATTTTTCCGTCCACATCTATAGCAACAATACAACCTGCAGGTAATAGATTAGACTCGCCCTCAATATTAAAATTACCATCAAAATTAGTAGTTATTGTTTCTATTTCTACCGTCTCAATGATTGGCGAATGAGAAGGATCGATTACATTCTCTTCACCAATGTTTATTTTACCAATGTTCGCATTAAAACTTGCCATAAATCTTTACTCCTTTATTTATTATCTAAAAGTCTGCACTCAAAAAAACCTAAAATTTATTAACCATATTACTTATACTGCCAGATGCTTTATCATCTTTATCATTAAAATTAATTTCACCCTCTTTAATAGCCTCTGGAATATCAGAAAAAGTATTAGATATTAGATCATAAATATCTGTTTTTTCTTTTCCATCACTAAAATTAAGATTATTAGCATTTTCTAACTTGCTAACTAACAACTCAATTTTCTCTTTTGGTATTTTTCCGTCTAACATTTTTTTTAAAGATTCGCTTTTAGTCTTCTTAATAATATCAGAAAACTCTTTTACTTGCTTTTTTAGGTCTTCGTTCTCTTCCTCAAGTGTAGGATTATCCTCTTTTGTCTTTTCTTTATCATCACCTTTCTCTTTTTCTAGCGATTCAACTCTTTTAGATAATTCCTCAATGGCTTTTTGAATACCCTCTAAAGCCTTTTTTAATTCTTCATCCATTTTTTTAATCTCCTCATCTGAATATTTTTTAAAATCATTATCAAAAAAATAACAATTATTATCTCCGTCATTAAAATCTACAACCTTGAGTCCTTCAATAGCAGGTGGTTCTCCACCTAGCAAAGCCAAATGGTGTAAATATGTTCCTATTGTTTCATTGTTTTTAAAACCACTTGACCATTTATTGTATAACCCTTTTTTGAATAGTGGTTCTACCTCTGGCAATAGTGAAACATCACCTAAAAGTTTATTACCTTTTATAGATAGTCTTGAAACATCTCCATATTTGGGCTCTTTTCCGTTTTTTATATGTCCAATGGTTACGGGTCTCGTATCCTTAAAATTTC